CTTGAGTACTAAGAAGTACTCGGGGGTTTCTGAGCGGACCTTCACGTCGAAAGACGAGAAAATCACTATGTGAGCACTAACATGACCGATGGCATCTATTCCAAGACGGAGCCGAACTCTTTTACGATAGCTTGGCGCACCACTAATGAAAGTGGTGTAACAAATATCTCGAAGAATACGGTGAATTGGACCAACACGGCGACCGGGGTTATGAATCCCCAGTGGAAGTGGAGGGTTGCCAGGAATCTACCGGCGACGACCGCGTTTAGCGCGAGTAGTCGTACGGTGGTCGTGAACCAAGAAGCTGAACTCGGTGGCGGTTATTACGTTTCTGACGTACATATACCTGCCAATTACCGCGAGTTAATCGGACGGGGAATAAACCCTCCGTCTGTTCAGTTTGGTGGTATCCCTGATGGGATTAGTGACGACATCGCCTCTCAGCAGGCGTTGGGATTGTTCTGGAAAGACTGTGTCCGAGCACGTAACGCCATCCAAGGCGGCACGTTGATCGGCGAGTTGAGTGAGACAATCCGAATGGTCAAAGGACGTGGCAGCGAGATGATGCATCTCTTCACGAACTGGAACTCTCATCTCCGCAAGGCGAAGAGGAAGTACAGATTACGGAAGGATCGTCGTCGGGCTGCTGCCGATGCTTGGCTAGAATTTTCGTTTGGCTGGGCACCTCTTGCTGGTGATATCACTGGATTGCTGTCCAACTATACGGAACCTCGTAGAGAGGTCCGTAGAGTTCATGGACAGGGTTCGGAGAAGACCACGAGTGTAGTGTCTGGCGGGAACGATTTAGTCGTAGGACCCATTATCGCTCGCACTGGTCCCTCAATCGGGACTGTTTTGTGTGAGGTCAGGTATAAGGGTTGCATCGCTGGCGAGGTGCCAGGACTTGGAGGAATACAAGATCGTTTGGGTTTACTACCCGAAGACTTTGTACCAACCCTCTGGGAACTGTTGCCTTGGTCATTCCTTGCTGATTACTTCACCAACGTTGGTGACTGTATCAGTGCTTTGTGTTACCCTCGCGGTCTCATCAAGTGGATAAACTTAACGACACGTCGAACAACCGTGAGAACGGTACATACGACGTACAATCGTCCGAGTGATTCTGCTTTACAGAGACGCAATACGGTCTTCACAAGGACAACGCCAGGAAGCTATACCGCGACGCGCAAAACGGTTGTGAGATCAAATGTTGATCCCTATGCCTTGCCGAACCAGAACCTCCGGCTGGAGGTTCCAGGCGGCCTGGGCAAGTGGGTCAACATGTCTGCATTAGCCGCAGCTCGCGCGTTTAAGTATTGGCCTTGAGTTTTACCCAATAACCAACTGGAGCCATCATGGCAATTTCGATTTCCGCCACCTTTTCACAGGTGGGGACCGCGACTGGATTTACGTCCGGTACGTGGACCTTCGCACAAAGCACTACCACAATCCCTTACGGGAAAATGGGAACCTGTACTGCGAAGGGCGGTACGCAGCCTTCTGCCGTTGACATCCATTCGGGCTCACGCCCGAACAGTGTCATGGTATCTCGGCCTGCGACCATCCGTCAGCTCCCGGCGCTAAACGCGCAGGGTTCTCTTCCAAACGTTCCGCTGAACGTCTACAAGACCGGCCTCAACAAAGGGGTAACGGTCCTGAGCGGACAGCCCGCTGCCTTTTTAGGCATCGACACTGCCTGGCGTGTGCCAGCTGGTGCCGACATCGCGGATCCTGACAATATCGCCGCGGGCGTGTGCGAATATATCGCATGGCTCGTTGCGAATCAGCAGGCTATTATCGACATGTTGAAGACTGGAGAGCCGTAAAATGGCTCCTAGTCGACGTCGAGCCAAGAAGAGCTTCCCCCCGAAATGGGAGTTGCTCAACTTTGACTTCTACGATATTGCTAAGGAAGCCACTAAGTCGAGCGTGCAAGCAGCCCTGTTAAGGGGTATACTTGTCGCTGTTCTGAAGTGGCACTCCGTACACAAAAACCGTAGGGGTTCGACACGCACGAAAGGACCGAAGAAATGAGGTCTATAAGTGCGATTGACGTCCTGCTGCGCTTCTTCCTAAAAGGAGTGGTGCAGCTATTCTGTCGATTAAAGGTGGTTTTCGGAGGCCGAAGGGCCCCTTAGTAACCTTTAGGTTTGGAATCCTTTATTAAACATAAGGAACATGCAAATTATGCAGACGGATAAAGTCCGCCAAGCTCTTTTGTCTAACCTCCTAGATGATGTTTCGCCTTACATGCAAGACGATAAATTGTGTGATAAGGACAACCCTGATAGTGTACCAGCGTCCGTAGCCTGCAAGCAGTTACTCCTGTCCCTCTATAAAAAGTGGGAAGAAGAGAAGACTGAGCGGGCTGAGACGCGAGCACTGTTAACCTTCTTAGAGGCTAATCACCTTTCTAGGGAGTGGGTCAAAGGGCCCGATATCCAGATTGGGGGTCGACATGACCTCTACTGGGGAATCTTCAAGCAAGAGCTTGCGGATTTCTTCGAGCCCTTCCAGGAACCTATTATCCAACACGAGCTTGATTTATTTGAGCTCGGTCGGGTGGGGCCTGGGGCAGCGCAGCGGGCGAACTGTACTTCCTTTTACGGGAAGATGGGTTCGTCTCTGTTAACTGCTACATCGCTAGGTCTGTACGTCTTGTACAGGGATTATGTGAGTGTGGATCCAAGGTGGCGCGGTATGGAAAACATACGCAGTGATCACTACGGAGATGCCTCCATAGTTAGTGGATCAATTGTATCTTTCGCTCCTAAGAACGTAGACACAGCTAGATTAATAGGTACCGAGCCGTCTTTGAACATGTGGGCTCAACTTGGACTTTGTGCCAAGTTGGAAGACCGCATGAGAGCGACATGGAATGTCTCTCTTGACGACCAACCGGACCTTAATCGGCTTCTAGCACGTATGGGCTCACGATCTGGCGACTTCGCCACTATAGATCTGAGTTCAGCATCAGACTGTTTAAGTCTAGCGCTATGTAGGGAGAGCCTCCCAGGATGGGTCTTCGGACTCCTTTCTGATTTGAGGTCACCTGTAACGTATGCCAGGGACTATGGTTTGAACGTGGAGTTGGGTTGTATGAGTATGATGGGTAATGGTTTCACATTCCCGTTAATGACCATATTGCTCAGCTGTGCTATTCGCGCCGTGTACTCCGCCATGGGGATTCCTATACGGAACAACCCTAGGACAAGAGGAATCGGATATAACGTCCCAGGTAACTGGGCTGTATTTGGCGATGATATCATCGTGTGCCGCGAGGCATATGATGAGGTAGTCGCCTTCCTACAATCGCTCGGTTTCCGAGCGAACGTCGCGAAGTCCTTTAACATAGGACCGTTTCGAGAGTCGTGTGGACATGACTATTTTAAGGGTCACTCCGTGCGCGGTGTATACCTGAAAAGGTTAACATCGCGTAACGACTTATCGATCGCTGTGAACTTACTGAACGATTGGACCTATCGTACTGGCGTCCCTCTTTGCCGCACGGTGCAATACTTAGTTTCGCTTATAGCGAAGCCATTGTACGTACCGTATAGCGAGACAGACGACGCAGGTATTAAAGTCCCGTCTAGTATCTACCGAGGAACCACTCGTAAGGGCGCGAGATATCGCTTTAAAGCATGCTACGAACGTAGCGTTGCTGTCCAAACGAAGGTGAAGATCGGAGATGGTGTTGTTAAGACACCAAGAGGTTCAAAACGGATGGTCTTCAACGAGGCAGCTGCTTTGTTGAGTCTACTCCTTGGCGAACTTAGAGATGGTGCGCTCATCGTTAGGCAAAATTCTAATACGGTGACGTACCAAACGCG